CTTCGACCTGTTCGTTGGCGCAGAGAACGCCGACAGGATCAAGTCCTATGGCGGATCTGCGAGATACTGGTGGCTGAGATCTCCGAGCCCGTGGGGCGCGGGCAACGTGCGCTACGTGACTCCTGCGGGGGCGCTGAGCAGCAGCTACGCGTACAACGCCGACGGGGGCGTGGCCGGCCTGGTTATTGCATAATCTGACATCTAGATCCGGAGCAGGAGTCGGCCGGCAGGCTGGCTCATGCCCGGGAGGATACAGAAACGATGAGAGACAGAAAGAACAAGAAGCCAACGGAAAAGACCGCGGCGCTGAGGATCACGCATTCACTGGCGAAGGAAACGCTGCAGCTGTTGAACCGCGAGAAAGCATTCCCCAAGAAAGCCAGATGGCAACTCTGCTATGATCTGGCGGGAATAGTGAACAAATATCACACTTGCGTCATGTTCGCGAATGGAATCAACGTAGACTGCCACGCACTGTTCATATTGAGACATACATATGTCGCATGCGCTCAGGCGTGGCTTTATGTTATGACGGCGAAGATGAGTCTCGCGATGGATGTCCTCGAGATCAATGCAGACAGGCTCGAACACTGGGCTGGCCTGCATAACGAGGCGACAAGATGCCTGTCAGCATGGAAGGCGTCAGACAAAAGAAGATTCGCACCGACATACGGAGAACTGACAGACGCAGATCTGGCAGGAGCCGAGAACGCCGTGCGCGGGATCCTCGCAGAAGCAGGTATCATCGGCAGCATTCTGCCGTGATGATATAGGGAGCCGTCATATCTCCGAACCCGTGGAACGCGAACAACGTGCGCAACGTGACTCCTGCGGGGGCGCTGAACAACAACAACGCGAACAACACCAACGGGGGCGTGGCCGACCGTGAGAAAGCGAGTATCGAGTAGGCTCCCGCCGAAAGCAGTGCACTCACACAGGGGACGGACTTCCTGATCGCATAGCGACAAAAACAAGCCATGCTCGGAAGGTCAAAGCCGGGCGTCATGCTCGCATAAGCGGCGATGGCGACCGTGGTCCGCACATGCCGATCACGAACTAGAGCGGGAGGTAAGATGGGCGAGCAATTTGACAAAGCTGCCTCGCTCAACGAACTCTGCAAGGCAGCAAAAGAATGCAAGAGAGGAGTGGCATGGAAGGCGACTCCGGTCGAGTATTACATAACCAGAGTCACATCATGCAAGAGGCTGAAGGATGAGATCCTCGGCGGGACGTACAAAGTACATCCGGGCGACAAGGTCTATATCTATAAGCCCAAGAAACGTATAGCGACTGCACCGTGGTTCAAGGACCGCGTATGGCAGCGCTCGATGTGCAATAACGGAGTATACGAAGATCTGACGCGGAACTTCATCGTCGACAACATTGCCTGCCAAAAGGGCAAGGGCATCGACATGGCGATCCGCAGAGTAATCGAGATGCTACAGACCCTGCACAGAGCAGCTCCGGGCAAGCCGGTATACGGGATCCATCTTGATGTCAGAAAGTTCTTCCCATCGACACCGCACCGCGCCATTAAGGAAATGGACTCCCGAAGGATTCGGGACCATGAATTCATCCGATATCTGAACGAGATCATAGACAGCTCAAAAGATGAGCGGAGTCCGGAGATAATAGCAAACGATCCGTTCGGAGAGAGGGGCACTGGCCTAGGGAGCCAGATAAACCAGCTGCACCAGGTAGCACTACTCGACGGCATAGATCACAAAGCAAAATCACTATGCACCTGTTACATTCGTTATAATGACGACTTCCTCGTGCTGAGTCACGACAAGGAAGCACTGAAGAAGACGAGAGAACTCATCAGAAGCGATCTCGAAGATCTCGGCCTGACGATGACAGACAAGGCGGGGATATTCAGAGCTGATCAGGGATTCTACTTCCTGCGGAAGAGATTCATCATGACGAAAACGGGCAAAATAATCATAAGGCTGCACCCGCGAGCCCTTGCAGAAGAGAGACAGGTCCTCCGGAAGCTGAAGAAGGATCTGGACGCGGGCCTGATAACAATGGAGTACGTGCAGGATCACTATCAGAGCTGGGTCGCAAATGCAAAGTATGCAGGCGACGCTCCAATCAGGGCGATGGATAAATTCTTTACGCAGACATTCAGGGTAAAACCGAAATATAAGAGAAAGAAGAGGTATCTATATGGCCAAAGGAATCAAACTCTCAAAAGAGGAGAGGCTCAGAAGAGCGGAAGCGGAAAACCGGATACTCAGGGAACAGCTGGCGGCCGAGAAGGCGAAAGTCGACTACATAGCCTGCATGAACTATCCGGAGATTCTTGATGACGAGGAAGAGGAGGAAAACAATGAGCCAGCAGATCGCTAGAATAGCATACGAAAACTACGTCCTCAACGACAGGTGGACAAAGGAGATGCTCGACAATCTCCTCAAAAAAAAGAAACTCACACAGGCCGAGTACAACGCTCTCATAGAGGCGAAAGAGCACGGCGATGAGTAGCCCGGACCATGAAGAGGATCTCAGCAAGCTCTCGACTATGCAGCTCTTTGAACTGGCGGAAGAGATCAGGCAAGAGTGCTGGGACAAGATCTCTGAGATTGCGGAAGAAATCGAGCTGAGACTCATGCAAATAGCGGAGTAACACATAAGGGAGGAAAAACATGAAAGTAGCAATAGTAGTAGCTGCGCTCGTCGTCGGCGCATTCACGGTGGTAGCGCATGAGGTCGGAACATACTGCTCCGATATCAATCCTTATGCGCCAGAAGATTATCCTCGCGGCGACATCAGTCAGGGGCCCTGACGGGAGGAGCCATATGAAAGGAACAAACATGTTTAAGGCAATATGTGCAGTAATTGGAGGAATACTGGGATTTATGTTCGGAGAGCTTGACGGGTTTATCACAGCCCTCATCGTGTTCGTGATCATAGATTATGTCACGGGCGTGATGTGTGCCGTCGCTGAGAAAAGACTATCCAGCGAGGTAGGCGCTAAAGGCATTATGAAGAAGGTCGTGATATTTGCGCTCGTGGCGATCGCGCACATAATTGACACGGTGATCCTCAAAGGAGCGGGCGGATCCACGTTCCGCACAATGGTCATATTCTTCTATCTGGCGAACGAAGGCCTGAGTATAACAGAAAATGCGGCGAGGCTGGGACTTCCGGTGCCGCAAAAACTCAAAGCCGTGCTCGAACAGCTGAACGAGGAGGAGTCAAATGAGGAAACAAATACAGACGATTAAGGGCGCCCTGTCTGGAGCTGCAGCAGCCGCTCTCAGCCAGATCAAGCAGGATCTAAAGAGCGAGATCGGTACAGACGAGCTCGAAGCGATGGGCAAGGGCGTCGAAGAACATGAAGAGGGAGGCGACGATCATGGCGAAGAGTAGCCTCAGGACGTATACAAGCATCACGAGCCACAAGAGCAGCGGTAGAGGAGGAAGGAAGATCGACAAGATCTTCGTCCATCACATGGCCGGTAATCTCACAGTGCAGCAGTGTGGATCTGTATTCCACTCGGCGCAGGCCTCGGCCCACTACGGCGTAAACGGGAAGAATATCGGATGCTATGTCGACGAGAACGATACAGCGTGGCACTGCGGAAACTTCGCGTGGAACCAGCGGAGCATCGGCATAGAGCTCGCCAACGATCGCGGAGCATCCGGAGGCTGGCACGTGGCCGACACAACCATCGAGACCACGATCGAGCTGATAGCAGAGATCTGCAAGAGGCACGGCATCAAGAAGCTCAAATACACAGGCGATCTGTCGGGGAACCTGTGCATGCACTGCTGGGTCTGCAGCACGGCATGCCCGGGACCATATCTCAAAAAGAAATTTGAGTACATCGCCGAGGAGGTCAACAAGATCCTGACGGGCAAGGACGTACCGTTCCTCGTAAAAGTCTCGATATCTGATCTCTATATCCGCAAAGGTGCGGGAACGAAATACAAGGCGAAGGGCTTCATCAAGCCGGGAGTCTACACTATCACAAAGAGGAAGGGCAACTGGGGCAAACTGAAGTCCGGGAAGGGCTGGATCTGCCTCGAGTATGCAACAATTCTATAGGCGCCGAGAGGCGTATACTTTCATCCCTCTTATAAATATCTACGCAAAAGGCCAGGGCATTACAGCTCTGGCCTTTTTGCGTGCATGAAAAAAGAGGCGACTCCGCCTCTTTAATGCTTAGAAGTAGTCCAAAACTACTAGTATCACTCTGCCGCCATAGACGAGATATGCGTCCGTGTTCGGGCAGTGCTGGGTTGGTGGACTGGTCAAGCACTTGTCCGAACACTCAAGCGAGACCGTTTGCTCCGGTCCGGAAGTATTGAAAGCGATGACTATCCGCTTTTTCTTATCTTTACTGCGAGGGTCCTCGCCGGACTCACCGGTATCGTAGACATATACGGCGTTTACGAAGGTCTCAATGAGAGATCTATAGTATTCCGGAGAGCCGTTGTTCCCAGCTTTAATATCGTGCATCCAGAATTCGATCATATCTTTTGTCAGGAAGCTCATATTCTCGACCTTCAGCCTGGATAGATCCTGATCAAGAGCTTTCCGCTCCTCACGCAGCTCCGAGATCCTGTCCATGACAGGCTGCAGATCTCCGTCGAGTTCCAACGCCTTCATGAGGTTCCGGATCCGGCTGTCCACATCCCCGATCTGACGCTCCAGCGCCTTTATGCGCTGCGACCATTCGTCGTTATCCATCTCGCGCACGATCAGGTCAGCCATAACGCTGATATTATCGTCTGTCAGAAACTCCCTCACAATGTAATCAATAACAAACTGCTCGAGCTTCTCTTTCCGCTCCGCCGTCTTCAGACATTTGTTACCATGTTGCCTGCAGGAATAATAATAATAGACGCGGCCGCCCTTGCCTGTTCCGCTAGTCCCGACCATAGGCTTCCCGCAGTGCCCGCAGTACAATTTTCCGGACAGCAGAAACTCCACATCGTCATTCTTCCGGGGCTTCTTCTTATTCCCCATCGCGAGCCTCCTCTGGACCTTTTCGAAGGTATCCACGTCTATGATCGAAGGCATTCCGCCCTCTATCTCAATATCATCGAACTTGTAAACACCGATATATTTACGATTCCTGAGAATGGTGCTTAAACTATTCCGCGTGAAGTATCTGCCGCGATTAGTGCGATATCCACGCTCATTACACGTTCGGCAGATATCCACAATAGACATCCCATCAGCATACATCTCGAACACTTCGCGAATGATGCCCGCCTTTTCTTCGTCAATGACATATTTCATCGTAGAACGATCAATTTTGTAGCCTGTCGGGCAAATTCCGCCTACAGCTTTACAATTTATTGCATTCTCGCGCATGCCGCGCATGACGCCCCTGGCGAGGTTCTTAGAATAATACTCCGCGAGGCCCTCCAGCAGGGACTCGATCAGGACGCCCTCAGGAGAGTCGTCTATAGGCTGCGTGACAGAAATGATCCGGACGCCGTTGTCTTTCAGACGCTTCCGGTAGACCGCAGCGTCATATCTGTCTCGGGCAAAACGATCCAGCGCGTAGACGAGCACAATGTCGAAGCCTTGCGAGGCGCTCTCGGCGATCATCTGCTGGAAGGCCGGGCGCTGGTCGTTCGTAGCGGTCAGAGCGCGGTCTATATACTCCTTGATCACGTCAAAGCCTGCATGCCCGGCATAATCACGACAGACACGCAGCTGACCCTCTATGGACTCCTCACGCTGAGCGTGGGAGGAATATCTCGCATATATAACCGCGTTCATATCTCGCTGCTGATCTCAACTATTCTCGAATACTCTTCTCGCAGAACCATGTCAACAATCTTGCGACCATGCTCATCAAGGCTCCTGTACATGGTAATCATTCCAGACTCTAAAGCGGACAGCTGCATGTCCGTTTTTTGATAGTCCTGATAAAGGAAATTCGCGTCTACCCCCAGAGCCTCGATCAGTTTAGCTGACATAGCGATAGACGGCTCACTGCTGCCGTTCTCATATCCGGATAGAGTGGACTTTGCAATACCGAGAGCCTCTGCCAGCTCCGACTGCGTCATCCCAACATTTTTTCTCGCTTCTTTAAGTCTCGTGCAAAATGACATATGCGGCACCTCCTGTAATTGGAATTATATGCGCGGTATATAGATATATCAATATAAAAGTACGAGAAAAACGAAAAAAGTTATTGACAAGTACGAGATACACGACTATATTGATAATGAAGTACGAGAAACTCGAACAAAGAAAGGAAAAGATATGGACATCAAGAACAGCAACAGCCCAGTAGCGGAGAATATCGAAAGGATAATCAAAGAACGCGGCCTGAAGCAGGTCTATGTAGCTGAGCGTGCGGGAATGTCCTCACAGGCGCTGTGCGACATTCTCAAAGGACGCAGGCTGATCAGAATCGGCGAAGTGCCAAATCTGGCATACGCGCTCGGCGTAGAACCTAACGAGCTGTACTCATAGCACAGCAGGAGGCGCCGCAGCCGCGTTGATATCCTACAGACATCAACTGAGACAGGGTATTGACACACCCTGTCTATCAATCACTTAAAAGCAATTTACAGAGGAGAGGTTATGGCAAAGCTCGCGCTGATAAAGAACTGCCCGTTCTGCGGAGTGGGCAGAGGGAAGCTCATGACAAGGACGACCCGCAGGATCTGCAGGTCGGCATGGGTGGAGTGTGACTTCTGCTATGCGTCCGGCCCCGTCATCCGGAACGTGACGGTCCCGCCATCAGACGAGGCTATGAAAGACATCACACTCGAGGCCGTCAAAGGCTGGAACAGGAGAGACACGCCCTCAGAAGGCGACAAGTGACACAAAAGGAGAACCACATCATGATAACACTCGATCAAATCGACAAAACATCTCTGAAATGTCATCGATTCAGAATCTATCTCGAGGTAGAGAAGTTCTACAAGGATCCGGAGAACATGAAGAGGTTCGAAGAATGGAAGGCGGAGCGAGATGCAAAGCAAAAATCATAGCGAATGGAGAGTGGAGACTGTAATGGTCGTGGGCAGACCGTTCTACAGGACCTACAGGATCCTGGACGAAAGCCTGCCCGATGCAGAGGAGAACAGAGAGTACAGAGGCGGGTACTACTATGCGATCTCCGACGCACAGAGGCTGGCTGCCACGCTTAACAGGGACGAAAAGTAACGAGACAAAAGGAGACAGACATGAGCGACGACGAAATCAGGGAGATCCTCAGAGAGAGGAAGCGCATCGAGCGCGAGCTGGAAAGAATCAGGAAAAGAGAGGACATCAAAGAGACCATAGAAGGCGTGCTCGGCTGGACATGCCTCTTCGGACTCGGGTACATGATGTTCGTCTTCGGACAGATCTTCGCATAGAGGGAGGAAGGCATGGCAAAGAAAAAATACACAGACGAGCAGAGAAGAAAAAGGATCATCGAGCTGGCACAGCGCCGGATAGGAATAACCGCTCCGGAGATCATGGACACATTCCAGGTAGATCTGCAGACAGTATGGAGAGACGTAGCAGCCATCCGTAGCGCCAACATAGATATACAGGCGTCTTCTCTGAGAAGGGCTAACGGCCGCGTGGTCGCCGTATACACGATCCCAGTCGATGAAGAGGAGCAGGAATAGGAGGGATCTATGGGCAACGGAAGAAAAGACCTGCCTATCATGGACTTCAATACAGACGCGATCCTTCTGAAGGCAGACGCCAGCCCGTACGTGCTGACCTACCAGAGCAGCCTGAGCGGCGTTGCATACGCGATCAGCAAGGACGGAGGGATCCTGATCCTCGACAAGCACAGCTTCTTCGGAAAGAAGGTCGACGACATGAGGGTCCTGCATCAGGAACTCGGATTCATCATCGAAGAGGCCGACCGATGGAAGCACACATAAATGAGGAATACACATGCAGCATATGCGGGACCACGCTCGCCGAGTGTAAGCAATGGGGACCTACATGCAGGAAGACCGGCAGGAGAGTCTGCGCACGGTGCTGCTACGAGTGTGAGTACAAGGTCAGCTGGAGCGGACTCTGGAAGTGCACCTACGTGACAGAAGAGGATCACAAGGCGGAGATCCGGGCGCGGATCCAGCAGAGGTTCGATGCCGAGTCAAAGAAGATCTCCGATGCCTATACAGCAAGGAGAAAACGGGAAGCCCGTGAGTGGGCAATCAAGCAGGCAAAAGCCAGAAAGAAGGCAAACATAAAAGGAGGCAAGACAAAATGACAGAAGGAGGTATGCTGGTGATCATCATCGGCACGCTGATCCTGGCGATATCGCTGGGATACAGTTACGGATTCGAGAAAGGAGTAGACAAAGGCATCAGGGACGTCGTCAGCATCATGCCTAACGAATATGCAGCCGCCCTGACAGACGCAGTGGAGGGACGGGATGAATTTTAGAAGAAAAATGTCTCGAGAACGCCACAAGGGTGAAGTACCGCGCTGCTGCGGCAGAAGAATGCTGTACAAAGGGAGCATGAGTAACGACAGACTCAGATTTTACTTCTGTGACCGCTGCGGTAAAGAAAAATGGATAGAAAAGAGGGGAACCGATGAAAGAAACAACTAAAGAATTATTTAGAGAAATAGCATTCCAAGCTCTGGCTGCCAGAATGACGGTCACGTTGGAGCTCACGGACAACGATGAACACTACGCAGCGGTTGTCATAAAGAGAGACAACGGCACGCAGGCGCTGAAGCTCACCTGCTCACCGTTCGAAGACGATGATGAAGGCGAGAGCATAATCATTGACGACCTCGGAGCCTACACCTCGGGAGAGGAAGACGAAGACGAGGGCTGCGAGGAAGACGAGCCTCTCGACTCTGCTCAGAGTGAATATGAAGAGGACGCCGACTAACACTACAAAAGGGCGCTTAATTCAACGGTAGAATAGCGGACTCCATATCCGCCGACGAGAGGTTCAATTCCTCCAGCGCCCGGCACCAAAAGAAAGAGAGGGGAAAGTAAGCGATGAATATAGAAATACAGACAGGTCTCGAAAAAAGCTACGCCGACGAGATGATAGCCCTCGTCAACGAGCAGGGAGACAGCGAAGTCTCCGAGGCATATATCAGAGGCTACGAGGACGGCTACGATCAGGCCTGCATGGATCTGATAGATGGCGACCTCGGAAGCAGCCTTGAAGAAGAGGGCGAAAACTGCGGAGAGTGCTTCGGGGCCAGCTTCAATGACTGCGATGAATGCAGAGGATTCGTCCCGGATCCCGACTGTCAACGGACTTAGGAGGCAAGAGATGGCGAGATTCTACGTGAAGAAGAATGACAAGTGGAATATCTTCAGCTCGATAGCAGACGGCTTCTTGTATTCAGACTTCATGCCGTTCGAGGAACTGCAGGCCGTTGTCATAGGGGAAACTGTTGTCGACAAGATGAAAGACCTCGGGACACTCCTGACACCCAGCCCAAGACTCAACACGATGTCATACGAAGAAGCGGAGGAATACATCAGAGCAAGGAGACCAGCCGACGTCTATGAAGAGGGAGACGAGTGCGGCAGCTGCCGGGACGGCCAGAAACCGGATCCCACAGGCTCACCAATCGGCGATTATCGTGACGGGGTCGGTGCGTGGCAGACGGATTGTCCGTGGAAGTAAGGAAGTAATCGATGAAAGCAGGTTTTTGCCATTATCACAAATACACGCTCACGCTCCATCAAATGAGGAAGCACGGCTGCCTGAGTAAGAACGGGTCTTGGTGCAAAAGATTCGAGCCGAACCTCAACCACCCGTGGTGGGAGAACAGATTGAAAGCAGGTCGCTCGAATGAAATGGCAAAGCCGTTTATAAGAAGGATGGAAAAGAAGAAAGCAGAAGGAGCCAAAAATGAAGAATGACTACAAACTGACCAAAGAGTGGGACACTGACATCTATGATCTGATAGAGAACAAGCCGTCCCTCAGCAAAGTCCTCTACTGGGGGATAAATATCAAGGTCGTCTACGCTGACAAAGCGAAGACCAGTAAAGGCAAGCCGGTGATCGCGACTATCGAAAGAGTCCCGGACGCCTACAGAGAGATTACCCTCATAGACTACCTCATAACGATCTACAAGCCGAGCCTCACAGGGATGCACCCGGATCAGATCCGGATCGCACTGTTTGAGCAGCTCCTCAAGATCAAGATACAGGAAAGTACCGATGGCACCGACGTCAAAGACATGCTCCTCAGAGACTATGACTACGAGGGGTTTAAGGAAATCATAGACGAATACGGAGTCGACTGGGACAAGCCGTACTCCCGGCAGATGACCTTCAGCGACATAGACCAGGAATCAGACACGATGAAGAGGACGGGACTGGAATGAAAAGCTATATCCCAAAGAGCAGTGAAGACGCAGAGCAGGAAGTCGTAATCGAGTGGGCGAGGCTAAGCGAGGGCAAGTGGCCGGAGCTCGCCCTGCTGCATCACATACCGAACGGAGGCAGCCGCGACATAAGAGAGGCAAAGAAGCTCCAGCGCATGGGAGTTCGCGCCGGCGTCGCAGATCTGCATCTTCCTGTAGCCAGAGGACCGTGGCACGGTCTCTACATAGAGATGAAGTACGACGACGGCAGGCTGCGGAAGACACAGAAGGGCTTCCTCAAACTGGCAGCAGAGCAGGGCGTGTACTGCGTCGCATGCTTCACTGCGGAGGACGCTATAGAAGTGATCCGTCAATACGTGAGCAGAGACACGAAGTATCCGAACCTCTCGATCCTGAGAGGCGGCAAGATCATAGGCACAATCGAGTAATGATAGTTTTAAGAAGACCGATAGAACTGCAGAAGTGCTCGCTCTGCGGTGAAGAGTTCGATAAGTACACAATGCACGAGATCTTCACCGGGCGAACGAAGTATATATGCCAGAGCTGCATGAACCTCGGCAACAAAGAGATAGAAGCCAAGAAAACCGAGTGGCGTCAGTCCTCAAGAGGCAGGCAGATCATAGAGCAACAGACGAAGAAACATAGATAGGAGATAATCATGGGAGAGAAGATCAAGGGAGACATCATAGTCGAGAGCTATGATGCAAAGCTCAAATTCGAGACAGTGGCATACCAGTGCGGCTATTCAGTAGCCATAGAGCCACAGGGCGGCGATTCATATAGACTGAGATTCTACATATCAGATTCGACGCCGCAGGTAAGCAGGTAAACCCACTTACATATATATAGAAGAAAACACGCCCGGCTGCGGCCGGGTTTCACCCTTGATACAGACATTAACTTTAGAATCAAAAAGATTCAGAGGAGCCATGAGCAAACCACGATTAGTCAAAGAAACGTGCATAGCGGGAAGAGTGATCGACAGAACAGTCAGGATCACTCACGGATCTGTGAGTGGACGGACGAGAAAGCCGAAGACAAATCCGACATCGGAAAGCGTGCAGAGAAACAATGACAGGATCGCGACGCTCAACCTGGCCAGAAGAATCAATGCCAACTTCGGAGTCGATGATGGGCACCTGATCCTCACACACGCAACAGAGCCGACATATGAAGAGGCCGTGCACCATCTGAAGTTATTCTTCAGCAGGCTCAGAAGGAAAGCCAGGAAGGCGGGAGATGAAGTCAAAGCCGTATGGGCTACGGAGCTGGACTCAAGGATACATCACCATGTTGTGATCAATCGCATAGATCTGAGTCTGATCAGGGAGTGTTGGACGTGGGGCAGAATCAAATGGATCCCGCTGGACGATGATACAAACGGCAACTACTACAAGCTCGCCGAGTACATCATCAAGGAAACCGCAGCAAACTTCAGAGATCCGTCGAGCCAGACGAAGCAGAGGTACAGCTGCACCCGGAACCTCATAGCGCCGATCATAGTCAGGCAGCCTGCGTCGCCCAGCGACTTCCGGACATCAGACATCAAGACGATCAAAGGATATCAGCTGGACGAGGACAGCGTAGTAGAGTTCGAGAACCCTATATCAGGATGCCCGACGGTCTTCTACATGATGACCGCAATAGACGACAATCCTCGCCTGTCGAAGTGGAGAGGCGGGAAGAAGAGCAAGACAGTAAGACGAGAACCGTACAAGACATTCGAACAGCTCAGGCAGACTGAGTTCAGCGACCTGTTCGAGTGGGATATTTTATAGCATGATGAATGCCGGCGCAGCCGGTCAGCTTAGCGTTGCATGAGAGACTATCAGCGAAAGAGGAACAACAAGTACATACTGCCAACAGCTGTATACCATCAGACGATATGGCTGATCAGAGACTATGACAGAATGATGAAGGAGCTCGACGACATCCTGCTGGAGTCGCCGGCCCCACCCGACGGGATGCCTAGCGGCACGAACAAAGTGTCAGAGGTACAGGTCAAAGCCGAGAGAAGAGAGCCGCTGCTGAAGAAGACGACGGCCATAGAGAAAGCTCTGAAGAAGGTACCGAAGGAATACAGAAAGGGCGTCTGGAACAACATACAGAACCGCTGCCCGTTCCCGATTGATGCAGACCGAACAACGTATGCGCGTTGGAAGTCGAAGTTCATCCGCGACGTGGCAGTCAGCCTGGGCATGGTGCCGAAGGACTACTGAGACTGCAACTCCAGGACACAATCAAAGGAGTATACTGTCAGTGTTGAAAGGTATGCCAGCCGAGTAGACGATCTCCTTTTATGTTACATAAAGCACACACGAGCCGCCGCGATGGCGGCTTTTGTGATGCCGATGAAGAGGAGCTACATGAGCACTGACAAGAAACTCAAGAGGCCTGATCAGAACGGAACACACCGGGCCCAGTTCGAAAAGAATAAGGCAAAGATTTTAGCTACCCGGGAGGTATGCGGAATTTGTGGCCGCCCCGTAGATAAATCCCTCCGGTGGCCCCACCCGCTCAGCCCCACGGTAGACCACATAATCCCGATAAACAAAGGCGGACATCCGTCGGACCTGAGCAACCTGCAGCTCGCACACTGGGCATGCAACAGGAAGAAGAGCGACAAGATCTACGAGTCAACGGAAACGGCCGAAATCGCACCGATTTTGTCGAATAGATTGCTTCCGCACAGCGTCGATTGGATAAATTTTCGCGAAAAAGGCAAAAACGACAGGAAGTCAGAAGAGGCCTAAAAAGGCTCAAGAAAACAGGTTCAAAAATTCCTCGCGCGAAAACAATGTAAAAAATTTTTTTCGGGGCACCTTTCAAACTGGGGGAGGAGACACCTCGTGAGCCGGCGGCCGAGGGCCGACAGTTTTTACGAAAATTTCTCGCAAGCAAAAATTCAGAAGGGGAGAAAAATGACCAAAAAAACGTGGAAGAGCCGAATCAAGGCAGCGTGTAAGGGGGTCGGAACGTACAAGCCGGAGAACGATCACGTGATAGAAACTCTGGCGGACATCCTCGAAAAAAGAGACGCGGTCAACGCGCAATACATACAGGAGGGCAAGGTCGCCATCGTAGAGCACACCAACAAGAACGGCTCTACCAATCGCGTCAAAAACCCTCTGCTGGCACTATACAACGAATTGAACAGAGATGCACTGAGCTACTGGAAAGAACTAGGGCTCACTCCTGCAGGGCTCAGGAAGATAAAGGACGCAGATCCGACTACGCCGACGGCAGGGACAAGTAACGTGCAGAAACTCATAGCCGCACTGGAGGAGGCATAAATGGGATACAAAGGCATCGCATACATGAGGAGGAAGCTGAAGCAGAAAGAGCATCGAGTGAACCTCAGATACGAATATTACGACATGAAGAACCTCGTGCGCGATCTGCAGATCTCAACGCCTCCGAAGCTCGTCGCATGGAACAGCGCCCTGGGATGGTGCGCCAAGAGCGTCGACGACCTGGCGGCTAGGCTGAGGTTCAAGGAATTCAAGAACGACCACTTCGGGCTCAATAATATCTATGCGCTGAACAACAAGGACGTGCTGCTCAGATCAGGGATCCACGGCGCCCTGGTAACGTCGTGCGACTTCATATACATCAGCGAGGGCGAGGACGGGTTCCCTCGCCTGCAGGTGATCGACGGCGGGAACGCCACGGGAGAGATAGATCCTATCACAGGAATGCTCAGGGAAGGTTATGCAGTCCTCGAAAGGGACACCAGGACAAAGCAGCCGAAGACGGAGGCATACTTCCTTCCGGGCGTGACGTATATATATTACACCGGAGTGAGAGACCCGAAGATATACAAAAATCCAGCTCCGTATCCGGCGCTCGTGCCGATCGTTTACAAACCCGACGAGCGGAGGCCGTTCGGACATTCGAGAATATCACGATCCAACATGAGCCAGGTGCAGGGAGCCCTCAGGACTATCAAGAGGTCAGAGATCTCCGCAGAGTTCTACAGCTTCCCGCAGAAGTACATCAACGGCCTCGCAGAAGACGCAGAAATGGACAAATGGCAGTCGGCAATGTCCTTCCTCCTCCAGATTACTAAGGACGAGGACGGCGACAAGCCGGAGATAGGACAATTCACGACAGTCTCGCAGACGCCTCATCTGGAGCAGCTGAAAATGTTTGCGAGCCTGTTCGCAGGAGAGTCCGGGCTCACGCTGGACGACCTCGGCTTCCCTCAGAGCAATCCATCGAGCGAAGGCGCGATCAAGGCTGCTCACGAGAGCATGAGACTCGCGGCCACGGATGCGCAGGCGACCTTCGGAACGGGATTTTTGAACGCCGGCTATATAGCGGCGTGCATCAGGGACGGGCAGACCTACCAGCGCGATGTATTCAGCGAGACGACTCCGAAGTGGTATCCGGCGTTCGAGGTAGACTCGTCCTCGATCTCCAGCATAGGAGACGCGGTGGTCAAGATCAATCAGGTGCTGCCGGGATACTGGACGGAGGACAAGCTGGACGAACTGCTGGGGGTGTAGCCTATGAGCATATCAGAGGACCTGAAGGCAAGAGTCAGGAAGAAATTCAACGAGCTATACAGCAACGACGAGAAGATCTCGAAACAATGGAGCGCGATACAGTCAGGCAGCGCCACCTATGAAGAGGCTCACGCATACGGCGAGCGCCTCGGCAACCTGATCAGGGAGGCGCTCAACGAAGTGACAGGCGAAGATCTACCGGGCGGGAGCATGGCATACGACATCGCAGACGCGGTCGTCGGAGACCAGCTCAGGCTCGCCGATCAGTATATGCTGGAAGGCTGCAAAGCGATCCAGTCAGGAATGAATAAGACCGCCAGGGTCGGCATACGACCGATAGAGCCTCCGTCCAGAGAGGACGTCATCCGGGAAGTGGTCGGCAAAGTGGCGGCTGTCAGCGAGTACAGCCCAGAGAGCCTGGACGGGATAATAGACTTCGCTACGTGGAATCTGGAAACCGCGAGCAAGTACATGCAGGTGAATGCGGACTTCCTTACCAGGGCGGGCTGCGACATGCTGATCATGCGAACGTATGAAGGACCGCACTGGGATCCTCATCGAGGTAAGGGTGGCAGCATCCAGGACTGCAAATTCTGCAAGGAACGAGCCACGAACGGGTGGCAGGAATACCGGGGCAGCGCAGAGCAGGAGATCTACCGCAGGCACAGAGGCTGTCGCTGCATGGTCGTGACCAAGTTCGGTGACAAGATGAACACGGCATGGACAGGCGCAGTCGGCGACTCCATGAGGGAGCTCTACGCGAAAGAGAGCGCAAGACTCAGAAAACTCGATGCAGAAAACTACCGCAAGGAGTACGAACGCCTAAAGGAAGCGAAGAGGAGGACATAACGCAGGGAGGAGAGTATGGCCAGAAAAATAGGACGCCAGACTCCCACATACAGCGTGGTCCAGGAATACAACAGAACGCTAGGCCCTAAAGCGATCAAGCTCTACAACATGAGCAAAGCGACGGCAATGGAGTGGCAGGAGCTCCTGATCTACGACATTATGGCCGTCAATGAAGAGGGGCTATGGACGCACTCGAAATACGGCTGGGCGATAGCCAGGCGAAACGGCAAGAGCGAGGTCATCGAGATCCGTGAGATCTACGGACTCCTGAGGGGTGAGAAAATCCTGCACACTGCGCACAGAACCACGACCTCACACAGCTCCTGGGAGCGCCTCGTTGCCCGTCTGACAGAGATGGGCCTCGTCGAGGATATAGACTTCAAGACGACGAAACAAATGGGCTTAGAGACGATAAGAATGACGGAGACCGGCGGCCGGATATCCTTCCGGACGAGATCCTCAAAAGGAGGCCTCGGCGAAGGATACGACCTGCTCGTGATAGACGAGGCGCAGGAGTACACGGACGACCAGTCGACCGCGCTCAAATACGTCGTATCTGATAGCAAAAATCCGCAGACGCTATACTGCGGAACACCGCCTACAGTCACGTCATCCGGAACAGTGTTCGCCAAAATGAGGAACAACGCCATGAAGGGCGTGCTGGAGGCCACTGGTTGGGCAGAGTGGTCGATACCGCATATCACAAAGAATGTGAGAGACCGGGCGCTCTGGTACGAGACGAACCCGTCGCTGGGCATCATCCTGACGGAGAGAGCCATCAAGGCGGAGCTGGAGGAGAGCGACGACGTCGTCGACTTCTGCATCCAGAGGCTGGGCGTCTGGCTGAGATATAACCAAAAATCAGCGATCACGACCGAAGACTGGAACAAACTGAAAGTCGAGGGCGAGATCACGATATCCGGAAAGATCTACGCAGGCGTCAAGTTCGGCAAGGACGGCGAGAACGCGTGCCTGTCCGTGGCGATCAAGACTACAGACGGACGGGTATTCGTCGAGTGCCTGGACTGCCAGCCTATCCGGAACGGAAACGGATGGATCGTCGAATATCTCAAGGCACTAAAGCCGAACGGCATATGGATAGACGGTGCGAACGGGCAGCAGCTGCTCGCAGACGACCTCAAGGAGGCGAAAGTCAGACACGTGACGCTGCCGTCGGTCAATCAGATCGTAGCGGCCGCAGCGGCGTTCGAGCAGGGCATCTTCGACGAGCAGATCTGTCATGCCGGGCAGCCTTCAATGGTGCAGGCGGCAACGAACTGCGAGAAGAGGGCAATCGGAAGCAAGGGCGGCTTCGGATACCGTTCCCTCAAGGAGGGCGTAGAGATCGGGATCCTCGAGAGCGCCATGACGGCATTCTATCAGTGCAGCCAGTCAAAAGAGCGAAACGCTCAAAAAATCAAGGCTTAAAAGCGGCCGCAATAGGCGGTCGTTTTTAATACAACATTTACGCATACCACGCGGAAAAGTGGGGAGGAAAGAACATGGCATTTGAACCAATCAACACACAGGAAGAACTCGACAACATCGTTAAGGATCGCATCGAACGCGCCAAAAAGTCGGTAGAGGAGAAGTATAAAGACTTCGACGCCTTCAAGGAAAAAGCCGAGAAGTATGACACCGACATCGCGGCGAAAGACGACGAGATCAGCAAGAGCAAAAAGAGCATCCAGGACCTCGAGGCAAAGGTGCGCAAGTACGAGAACGACTCGGCAAAAACGAAGATCGCCACCGAAGTAGGCCTGCCGATAAGCATGGCGGACCGTCTGAGAGGAGACACAGAAGAGGAGCTCAAAAAGGACGCAGAATCACTCAAGGCGTCTCTGAAGAGCAGCTACGGAGCAGCGCCTCTGGCAGATCCGGAACCTTCCGGAGGCGACGGAGACGATGAGAACGAGTCGTACAAAAAGATGCTGAAAGGCATCAGAAAAAGACATGGAGGAACTGAATAATGGGAGCAACAATATCTAGAGGCGAGTATTTTGACGCCAAACTTACAAGTGAGATCTTCAACAAGGTCAAAGGCAGATCTACCATCGCGCAGCTCCACGGCGCGGATCCGATCCCGTTCAACGGGGTGAAGGAGTTCACCTTCTCAATGGACTCAGAAGTGGACATCGTGGCCGAGAACGGCGCCAAGTCTAACGGCGGAGCGACCATAGCTCCTGTCGTGATCGTGCCGCTCAAAATCGAATACGGCGCAAGAGTCTCGGACGAGTTCCTGTACGCGTCAGACGAAGAGGCTATCGACCTGCTCAAGTCGTGGAGCGAAGGCTTCGCCAGAAAGGCTGCAAGAGGCCTCGACCTGATGGCCATCCACGGGATAAACCCTCGCACAGGAACGGCCGCAACTCTGATCGACACCAACTCGTTCGACACCAACACAGGCGTGCAGAAGGCGACCAGAGCAAACAACGAGAACGCCGAGGAGCTGCTCGAAAGAGCTATCGCACTTATCGGCGAGAACGACGTGACCGGCTACGCATTCGCAAAGACATTCGCGACAGAGCTCTCGAAGATCAAGGAGAACGGCGTATCGCAGTATCCTGAGTTCAAGCTCGGAGCGAACCCTGGCAACCTCGGCGGAGCCGCATGCGATGTCAATAGCACCGTATCGAACGGCGGCAAGGATCTCGCTGTAGTAGGCGACTTCGTGAACGCGTTCAAGTGGGGCGTAGCGAAAGACCTTCCGCTGGAAGTGATCGAGTATGGCTGCCCTGACAACAACACAGAGCTCGGAGACCTCAAGGGGCACAACCAGGTATATATCAGATCCGAGATGTATATCGGCTGGGGCATCCTTGATCCTGCAGCGTTCGCGGTAGCAAAGGAGGCATAGAATGAGCGACTTCGCAACGATAGACGATGTCACCAAGCTGTGGCGCGCAATGTCATCGGATGAAGAGGAACGGGCGGAAGCCCTGCTCCCTATCGTATCTGATGCACTCCGCATCGAAGCGGACAAGGTAGGGAAGGATCTCGACGCTATGCTCGAGAACAACGAGGCCCTGCAGAACGTCGCGAAGTCGGTGACAGTAGACATCGTGGCGAGGGTCCTCATGACCTCAACTAACCGGGAACCAACAACTCAATACTCAGAATCAGCACTGGGCTACTCCGTATCCGGCACATATCTTGTGCCGGGTGGAGGGCTCTTTATTAAAAAGAGCGAACTCGCCAGGCTGGGACTGAAGAAACAGAGACTCAGGATGGTGGATCTATGGGACACATCGAAGGAATAACAATCACACTCTATGATCAGGTTCTGATCGGCACAGACGACATGAACGCGCCTGTATACGACGAGAAGCCTGTGCAGGTCGACAACGTCCTGTACGCGCCTGTGGAAGCGCAGGAGGTGCTGGACACGACAGATCTCAAAGGCCGCAAGCTGGTGATCCAGCTCGCGATCCCGAAGGGAGACCGTCACAAGTGGGAAGACCGCGACATAGAGATCGATGGAAAGAGGTTTCACACCATAGGACCGGTCAGCGAGGGAATAGACAAGCTCATTCCTCTGGACTGGAACAAAAAGATAAAGGCGGAAAGCTATGAGTAACTTTGAATTCAAACTCAACAGAGCGGGGCTCGACGAACTGAGGAAGAGTGCAGAAATGCAGGGGATCCTGCAGTCACATGCGAACGCAGTCAGCGCCCGCGCCGGCTCCGGATACGCCACCAGCATAGAAATGGGGCGCGACAGAGCCGTAGCTTTCGTCAGAGCCGAAACGATGGAAGCTGTCAGAGACAATCTCGAAAACAATACACTCTTGAAGGCGGTGAGGTGATGGATATAGAGAAAAAGATAATCGAATATCTGAGAGAAAAGCTCACCACCGACAAGGTGTATGGAGAAGAACCGGACTCGCCTGAGGGCGAGTTTTTTGTCGTTGATAAGACAGGATCCTCAACTAAAGACAGGCTCTGCACGTCCACGGTGGCGATCAAGTCATACGCGGACACGAAGTCCAAAGCCTCAGCGCTGAATGAGGAGCTCAAGACAGCAATGCTGGACATTGTATCAGAGAGTGGAGTCAGCTCGTGCAGACTTGTATCGGACTATAACTTCACGAACACAGCAAAGAAGAAGCGCCGCTATCAGGCGGTATTCAATTTAACGCATCACTAGAAAGGAGAAGCGTAATGCCAGATCCAACAATCACAAACGAGGCCACCAACGTAACCGCAGGAAAGCCGGCGGTCACAGGTGCAGTGTATAGAGCTCCGCTGGGAACCACACTCCCTACGAGCCAGAACGACACTCTGAATGCGGCCTTCGCGCCTATGGGCTACATAAGCGACGCCGGTATGGTCAACTCCGTCTCGAGAGACAGGACAGAGATCAAGGCGTGGGGAGGCGATGTCGTCAAGAACCTCCAGAACAAGAAGACCGACACCTACAAGATGAAGTTCATCGAGGGGCTCAATGAAGAGGTCCTCAAGATGGCATACGGCGACGATAACGTCTCGACAGTCACTGCAGGGCTCAAGCTGAGAGCCAACGCGAAAGACCTCGATCACTCCGCATGGGTAATCGACCAGATCTTCGACGGCGGAGACGGAGAGAAGAAGAACCGCATCGTCATCGCAGACGGCCAGCCGACCTCCATAGAGGACATCGAGTACAAGGACGACGCAGTCGTAGGGTTCGACACCACGATCACCTGCTACCCGTCCGCAGCACTCGGAGGAGACACGCATCAGGAGTACAGAGACGCCTAGAAAAGGCTGAGGAGGGATTGAATGAGAACCGGAACCACAAAAAGCGGATTCAAGTACGAATACGACGAAGAGATAGCAGACGATATGGAATTCGTCGAGCTACTTCTGGAAGTAGAGGAAAAGCCGCACATGATACCGAAGGCCATCGAATGGCTCCTCGGATCAGAGCAGAAGAAGAGGCTGTACGATCACTGCAGGGACGACAAAGGACGCGTTCCTGTGGGCAGAGCGTCGGCAGAGTTCGAGGAGATCATGAGCGGAGAACCGGAACTAAAAAACTCAGAACCCTCGCCGGCATGATATTCACCGATGAAGAGGCACTTATCTGTGACTTAGCAGAAACGTACCAGATATTCGACTATAGGTCGCTGCCGGTGCGAACGGTGGCGACCTTATCGGCCGGACTGAGGGGACATTCAAGAATCAAAACTAAACTGCGCGGCGAGAAAGCCATCGAGCCGGAAGATCTGCTCGTGCAAGTCATAGACATGCTGGCAGGGATCCTCTGGCTGTTCGGCGGATATGGCGAGCTTGACGCTCCTCCGACGATAAAAGACGAGATCAGGAACCAAATACATGAAGAGGCTGCAGGATCTCAGAAGAGGGGAGCGAAAGCATTCGCGACCGGAGCGGACTTTGATGCCGCGTGGAAAAAGAAGGAGACAGAACAATGGCAGAAGGAACAGAACTAGGGAAAGCATGGGTACAGATAGTCCCTTCTGCGAGAGGGATCAGCGGATCTATATCCAACGTCCTTAAAGGAGAAGCAAACAGCGCCGGAACAAGCACCGGACTGGGGATAGCCGGAAAGGTGAAGTCCGCACTGGCGGCCGCCGGAATAGGCGCAGCGCTCTGGAAGAGCCTGAGCGAAGGCGGCAAGCTGGAGCAGTCGTTCATAGGCGGACTCGATACCATATACGGGAGCGCAGCAGACAAGGCGAGAGAGTATGCCGCTGCAGCCGTGCAGGCGGGCATATCGCAGAACGACTTCGCAGAGCAGGCCGTATCATTCGGAGCAGCACTCAAGGCTGCATACAGCGGAGATACGCAGAAAGCGATGGAGGCGGCAAATACAGCCATTCTGGACATGACGGACAACGCCGCCAAGATGGGCACGCCGATCGAGTCCATACAGATGGCGTACCAGGGCTTCGCGAAGCAGAACTACACGATGCTCGACAACCTCAAGCTGGGCTACGGAGGCACGAAGTCAGAGATGCAGAGGCTCCTGGCAGATGCAGAGAAGATCTCCGGCGTTAAATATGATATATCGAATCTCGGAGACGTCTACGACGCGATCCATGTTATTCAGGGCGACCTCGGACTGACAGGCGTAGCGGCCGCAGAGGCGTCCGAGACATTCAGCGGATCCATGAACGCCATGAAGGCAGCCGCTCAGAATCTGGCCGGCAACCTCATGCTCGGCGAGAACGTGGCTCCCGCTATGCAGACGCTCGTACAGACTGCGAGCACATTCCTATTCAATAACCTGATACCGGCAGTCGGAAGGATCATAGCGTCTCTTCCTACTGCCATTTCTGCATTTATACAGACGGCCATCCCGCAGATAGCTGCAGCGGGCAGCGGCCTCATGGACGGCATAATAAACGGCATACAGACGAAGATCCCGGAGCTTGCTACTCGGGTGCCTGAGGCAGTGCAGCAGGCACTTAACGCGCTCCCGACGCTGCTCCCGCAGGTAGCTGCGCGAGGAGCCGAGATCCTGCAGAGGCTCGGCTCGGCAATAGTCACCGCAGCCCCACAGCTGGCATCAGCTGCCAGAAGCATCATCACGTCGCTGGTGGAGTTCATCGGGAACAACCTTCCGCAGATAGCATCTTCCGCAGGGAACCTGATCGGAAGACTTGTCACAGGGCTCATAGCCAACCTGCCGAAGATAGCCGCAGCCGCAGCGAGGATCATTGCGTTCCTCGTATCCAACCTGGCAAAGGTCGCCGCAACGCTCGTGAAATCCGGAGCGAATCTCGTTGCCGGCATCGCCTCAGGAATAGGCGGCGCAATAGCATCGAAAGTCGGCGCAGTGATGGCGAGACTGAAGAGCGCTATCACGCAGCCGATCCAGAGCGCGAAGGACACTATCTCCGGGATAATAAGCAGGATAAAGGGGCTCTTCCCTCTGAGCATAGGCCGCATCTTCAGCAATCTGAGAGTACCGCACATCAACGTATCCGGAGGCAAGGCGCCGTTCGGCATAGGCGGACTCGGAACAGCTCCGAGCATCAGTGTGACATGGGCTGCTCGAGGCCTGCTGCTGAACAGAGCCAATCTGATCGGACTCGGCGCGGGTGAGAACGGCCTCGAGGGCGTCGTTCCTCTTAGCGGCTCAGCAATGAGACCGTTCGCCAGGGCGATCGCCGGAGAGATACCGGGCGGAGCAAGGGAGACCCACAACACCTACAACATAACAGTGAACGAGGCAGGCGATGCTCATGAGACGGCCAGAGAGGTAGTCAACGAGATCGAGATACTCATGAGGACTGCGTAATGGGAAAGAGTAAAAAATCAAAGAAGCCGTCAGGGCTTAAAATAACGCGCAGCGGCATGAAATTCATCTGCGAATGGAAGCTCCCGAGCGGAGGCTACGACGATGGCCAGCAATTCAAAAGCACGCCGGGCGGAAGCGCGAACGTAGGAAAGAAGGACACAAAGAAGACCATCAGCATCAGCGCCTCGGACTACTATCCGAACTTAAACGCGCAGGGGAAGCACAAAAAGAAGCTGACAGCATTCAGTTTCAAGGTCAGAGGAAACCGGGACGCCAAAAAGGACAACTACAAGTGGTCCGACTGGGTGGAGAAGAGCATAACGATCTACCCGCCGAGGAAGCCGTCGCTCAGCGTAGAGCTGACAGGAGAGAACGTCAGCAAGCTGAGCTGGAGCGTCGCGGACACCGAAGCGGACAAACTATATCCGTTCCTGAGGGTAGAGATCAAAACGAAGCTCGTGGCGAATTGTACGTGGGACGCTAAGGACGACAGCTGGAGCGGTGCGGACTCCGATACATCCAGCAGCGCATCAGGCAGCAAGACAGTAACCGAGAACAGCGCGTCGATCGCAGACGGAAGCCACACGAGGCTCTACGCGGTGAGAGCTATAGGAATAGCGGGGCCTTCGGACTGGGCATATGCGAAACATGTATATGCTGCGCCTAAAAAGGCCGCACAGACCGCAAAAGAGAATGCAACAGAGACGCCCGGAGGATATGACGTCAAAGTCGAATGGGATACCGCGAGGGACAAATCCACGCCTATCGACGAATCAGTGGTCGAGTGGGCAATAGCAACCCCGAACAGCGACCTGAGCTGCCCGGCTACAGGAGTGACATGGAATACAGGCGCGACGATAAAAGACACGAGCGGGACAGAAGCTGCGCATATCACGATAGACCAAAGACTGGGTGATGATCAGTGCCTGTATACCAGGATCAACACGAAACACGACGCAAAGATCACGTATGGCACTGCAGCCCTCCGGAAAAAAGGCAAGCTAGCAGCTCCTGAGGGGCTGAGCGTCGAGAACGTAGACCAGGAAAACCAGACAGCCAAGATCACGGCGGACAACGAATCGGCGGTCGACGGAAGCATCATTGCGATCATCTTCAGAAAGAACGGCGCAGACTCCATCGTCGGGATCATAGACTCATCACCGAACTACAGAACGGTCAAGTGCCCGGCCTGGGCAGATACGGACACGGTCAGGTTCGGCGTGAAGGCCGTGCTGCCGAAGACGACAACACACAAGACGGAAGACGGAATCACGTTCTACACGATAGACGCATACATGTCCTCTGATACCGCATGGCAGGGAGGAACGGTCGCCACAGCTCCGTCAGACATCGCTCTGGGATACAGCGGCGAGAACGTGAGAGTCACCTGGACGAATAACTGGGGCGACGCCAACGGAACGGAGCTCTCGTGGTCAGACAACCCCGACGCATGGGAATCGACCGAAGCGCCGGAGAAGTTCGTGATAGACAATCCGTTCGCTACGTCATGGCTGATAGCCGGGCTGGAAACGGGGAAGACGTGGTACGTGAGGCTGAGATCTCTGCAGGACAACGGCGACCAGAAGACGTACAGCCCGTACTCAGACACGGCAGAGATCAATCTGTCATCGTCTCCGGGCGAGCCGACACTCGCGATCTCAAAAGGCATTGTCGCCATAGGCGAGCCGGTGACGCTGTCGTGGGACTACATCTCCACAGACGGAACACCTCAGGACGAGGCGATCATATACGAGGTGGACGAGAACGACGTATACACCGAGATCGGACGAACGACCACGGAAGAGTATATCGACCTCGACGGCTGGGACGAAGCCGGCAGCGTAGATCTGTGCGTCACCGTGATCTCCGGATCCGGAAGACGCAGCTCGAACAGCGGCATAGTCAGCATCATGGTCGCAGAACCGGCGACCATAACCTTGACGACATCGCTCGCCAGCGAAACCGTGGAAGACGATGACGGTACCACCCGGACGATAACAGCACTGCAGGCGCTTCCGTTCGATGTCACCGTGACAGGAGCGGGAACAGGCGGCACTACGGCGATCGTCGTAGAAAGAGCAGCATCATATCGCATCGACAGGCCGGACGAAAAGGACCAGGACGGTTATGAGGGTGACACGATAGTCAATATCATCCAGATCGGCGAGGATCCCGTCAGTATAACAGCAGGAGATCTGGTTGGATCTCTGGACGACGGAGCACAGTACAGACTCATAGCGACAGTCATAGACTCCATCGGTCAGACCGCGAGCGAGTCGGTAGACTTCGAGGTCGACTGGAGCCACAAGGCGGGAGTCCCTGATGCAGAGGTGTATATCAACGAGGACGACTATGTCGCCGTCATAACTCCGATAGCACCGCAGGGAGCAGCTGCATCGGACTGGTGCGAGATCTACAGACTGTCAGCTGATGCTCCGGAGCTGATCATAGCGGACGGAGTCTTCGGGACGAGCTATGTAGATCCGTATCCGGCATTCGGAGAGATGAGCGGGTACAGGATAGTCACAAGGACCGCAGAGGGTAGCTATATCACCGAAGACAACGCTATAGCGTTTTTTGATACAAATGAAGAGGGCGAGGAACTGATCAAGGCAGACAGAGCAGTCCTCGATTTTGACGGATACAGAGTGGCGCTCAGCATGGACATACAGCTGGCTGACAAATGGAAGAAGGACTTCACAGAGAAGGAATTCCTCGGAGGCTCAGTCAGAGGCTACTGGGGAGCAGCCACAAACAGATCCGGATCCGTCAAAGCGACAGCGCTCACCGAAGACAGGGAGCTGATAGAGAATATCCGCAGGCTCGCCATCTTCGGCGGAGAGTGCCACGTCAGGACTCCTGACGGCTCAAGCTACGCAGCAGACATACAGGTCTCAAAGGATCAGAGCAGCCCGACAGCTGCAGGCCTGACGCTGGACATCACCAGAGTAGACCCGCAGAGCTTCGAGGGAATGACGCTCGCAGAGTGGAATGAAGGAGGCTCATGATGAACTGGAACAAGGGATACAGCGCACGATACCGCTGTGCTATCGTTGATCCGGTCACATGGCGAGACACAGAGACATTCGAGATCACAGACGGGAGCGTCAATCATACAGACTCAGGACTCAGGGAGTCTGCAGAGCTGTCCGGAGTAAGATACGAACACGGTCCGGATAAATGGATCCGGATAAGACTGATAACTGAGCAGGGGCAGGATGCAGAAAACACAGCACTGTTCACAGGCCTCACATCAACGCCGCAGAACAAATACAAGGGCGTGGTGAGAGAAGACAAGATACAGTGCTATTCAGTGCTGAAGCCCGCGCAGGAGACACTGCTCGACCGCGGCTGGTACGCTCCGAAGGGATTTATCGGCGCAGAGCTTGTGAGAGATCTCCTGTCGATAGGACCTGCGCCGGTATCGATAGAGGGAGAGTCGCCGAGGCTCTCGCAGCATATCGTTGCCGAGGACAAGGAGAACAACCTGACGATGTCGTACAAGATACTGGAAGCCATCGGATGGAGGCTCAGGATCTCCGGCACCGGCGAGATCTCCGTATGCCCGAAAGCACAGCTGCCGTCAGTATCATATGATCCGCAGACGAACGACATGATCGAACCGGAGGTCGACAACAAGTCGGACTGGTTCGATGCGCCGAACGTCCTGCGCTGCATAGATGCAGAGGGAAATCAGTGCACGGTCTACGACGATGATCCGAGCTCTCCGCTGTCATCCGTCAGCAGAGGCAGACGGATCTGGGACGAAGACTCAGATATATCGACGAATGATCAGGAGACGCTTCTGGCGTATGGACACAGAAAACTCAAAGAGCTGCAGAGCAGATCCAGAAAGATCTCATATAGCAGATGCTATGACCCGAAAGTCATGCAGTCAGATCTGATCGAGCTGAACTATCCCGCCCAGGAGCTGAGCGGGTATTTTTATGTCGTGTCCCAGAAGATAATCCTGGACGCATCAGCAACCACGTCAGAGGAGGTGAAGCAGTCATGGACACAAGCATAGCCACGCTGGTGAGAGACCTGATCGCAGCGCTGAAAGCTGACAACAAGAACGAGACGTCTCCATTCGATACAGCAGGCACAGTTAAGCGTATCGAAGGCAGCACAGCATGGATCGTACTGGCAGGCGGAACAAGAGAGACGCCTGTCAACATGACAATAGCATGCAGCCCCGGAGACATAGTGCAGGTCAGAGTCAGCGGCGGGAAAGCGTGGATCACAGGGAACCTGACAGCTCCGCCGACTGACAACGCAGAGGCGCTGAGAGCCAGGAGAGTGGCTGCAGCCGCAGGGAAGGCCGCGGGAGCTGCACAGGAGTCTGCGGACGAAGCGCAGGCGGCCGCCAAAAAGAAGGCGAAAACATTCCAGACGAGCGGCGAAGGTGTGCCGGATCCTCCGTATAACGCCGGGGATATCTGGCTACTTACGTATATCGACGACGAAGGCAAGACCGTCCACGAGCTCTACACCTGCATCACAGCAAGGACAGAGCTGGAGGAGTTCAACACCGAAGACTGGACGATCTCAGCCACAGACGACGCGACAGCAGCGGAGGCGCTGGGAATAGCGAACTCGCTCCTCGGATGGTCGGAAGAGGTGGACGCGCTCCTCTCGCAGGTAGTCATGAGCTCCGAGTTCGACGCCATGTCCCTGGATCTCGACGGTCGCATCAAGGACCTCGACTGGAACGGCTATCTGTCACTGTACGGTCTGGACGGAGGCACGCCGGTAGTAGTCATCGGCAACGAGCAGCTGTCCGCCTATGTAATGATGGCGACAAATGCCAGCCTGGGATTTTACAGGAACAACGGCAGCGACCTCGAAACAGAGCCGACGGCGTACTTCGGACTGTCTGCCGCCCAGAATCTGTTCGGGCTGATCTCCGGAGTAGTAGAAGCACAGAAGTATCTAACGATAGGCAGCTTCGTCTTGATCGCAAACGATGACGGCGGCCTGACATTGAAGAAAGTAGGCACATAATGTCAGTAAGTATTACATACGGTAGCTATAAGTTCACAATATCAACGCCGTCGGCAATAACCGTCACAGAAGCGGGACTGAATACTTACTTCAAGAACGCATATGTCCCAACGGTCAAAAGAAACAAAGCCGGAAAGGCGATAACGCGATACATTTTCTTCGAACTGCAAAGCTCGAACCTGGGACACGAGATAGCCGTGTATAGGGCGACATTCTCACAGACCGGAACGACGGCAACGGTCACCGCGTACTCAGGAAGTGCACGGATGGGAGATATTGCGAACGATAAGCTAGTGGACGGCATGAACCGTCTGCAGGTAATGATGTCGAGCTCTGTCAGCGGAGACCAAGAAGGCACGAATATAGCCATGACGATCAACGTCAACTTGTACCCGACCATAACTCTGACGCAGTCAAAATCACAAAGCTCACCTGCGCCGGGCACGTTTGGATATCTGAAAGGCATCTGCACAGGAAGCGTGACAGCAACATTCAAGACGTCGTGGCCGTACACAGGCGGCACCGTGTACGTGGGCATGTCGAGCAGCTCCATATCAGGCAACGGTAAGAGCATAAGCGGCACCACACAGACGTCCAGGACGCTATCTCTGGGGACGCTGAATGCGACCTCGATAACGGTGACAGCATCCGCAAAGAACACAAGAGGCCTGACGGCGTCCGCGAGCATTACAATCACATGCTCGGACTATTCGCCGCCAGAGATCACAAGCGAGACAGCCATACGCGACTCAAGCAACGAGAAGAACGCGACGATCACAGCAAAGTATAAGCTACACTCAGCGAACCAACTCGGCACGAGCGGCGCGATCAAGATCTCGTATCAGATCAAGAACGGCAACACGACAGTCAAGTCAGGCGACGGTGTGATCTGCGCAAGCGGGACCGCGCTGGCGTCTCTGACAGGTACGCTCACCATATCGATCGCCGGCAGCTCACTCGACGAGGACGTGAACTACAATGTGATCCTGACGATCGCAGACCGGGCGACAACGGGAAACACGAAGAGGGACATCATCACATCGACGTTCAGATTGGTGCATGTTCATCCGAACGGCAAGGGCATCGGACTGTTCGGAGCGGCGCCTGCCGAAGGCCTGAAGGTCTACGGCAAAATAAACGGAGGAGCCCTCGCATTCGCAACCTACGTATACAACGGCTCCTCGACATCCACGATCACCTTCCAGAGCGACGAGCTCATAGGAAAGTCATACCTGATATGCGGGACGCAGGACTCAGGCAACCCGGTCAACAGGGCGACACTAGACGGCACGACAGGAACAGTCACAGCCTACCTGTCCGGAGCCGTAACTGTAATGAGGCTGAATGTTATTGCATGGTAGAAAGGAGAACGAATGGCACAGAGCAAAAACATAAACATGGAACCCGGCACTAACGGGTTCGAGATATGGTTCAGCCAGGGCGATATAGGCGTGCAGAGAACGCTCAACCTCATCAACGGAAGAAGCGGAGGCTTCTACGAAGTCCCGACCGGGGCAACGGTGAAGATCGCAGGCACAAAGCCTTCCGGCTTCGGCTTCAATGAAGAGGTGACATACTCGGGACACACAATAACTGTCACGGCCACAGAGGAGATGACGGACGAGAGCGGATACATAGAATGCGAGATCCGCGTCACCAAAGACGGATTGAAGCTCGGAGGCCAGAACGGACATCTGGGCGTAGAGAGAGATCCGCACCCGGAAGGCACAACAGACGGCAGCGCAGAGCATGTGATACCAGAGCTCACGCTGATCATGGAGCAGATCCACGAGGACGTCCAAAAGGCGGAAGTGCTCAGCGAGGCAGAAGCATGGGCGGTCGGACAGAGAGACGGAGTAGACGTCGATCCAGATGATCCGACATATCTAAACAACGCGAAGCATTATGCGCTTGACGCTGCAGCATCAAAAACAGCAGCGCAAACCGCCGAACAGAATGCTGCAAATCAAGCGTTCTCCGCGAGCGGGTCCGCCACATCTGCCGCCGCATCGAAAACGGATGCAGAGGCAGCAGCAAACAGATCCGAAGCGGCAGCAGAAGCGGCAGGCACTGTTTTTGCGCAGGTAGGAATTGTTACATGTTCCGTCATGCCAGATGGCGGAGTAAGAGAAGTATGGACTGAGGAGGAATAAAATGGCAAATACTTTCATAGTCGACAGGCCAAAAGAATCAACTCACGCTAGAATAGCAGACGCCCTTGAGGTAATCGCGCTGAACACAGGCGAAGACTCATCCGAGATCACAGACTGGTCCTCTCTGAAGAGGATCGTCCGCGGAGGCTTCATCAGGAAAGCCCTGCAGGTCGGCGACAAGCTGAGAGCAACAAAAGAAACCTCGCTGTCAGTCACCGTCACGGGTGGGATCTCGGCGGCAACAGTAAACGAGGACACATTCATCGCGAAGACAGGTCACACCGGCACGGCAGCATATGAGTTCACATATGACGGAGCCGCATGGCACCTGCACGGCGAAGAGGTAGAGCTCGCAGCATACGGCATCACGGCAACAGGAACACCTCATGCAGATGATGCTATCGTCGTGCACGAAGTAGCCTCCGATATCATCTTCGATGTAGTAGCAATCGACTACGATGTGCCGGCGAATGAGAATCTCGAGCACAGCATCACGCTCCTGACTCAGGACGTCATGCACTACAGCGCGATCCCATACTGCGCACCACAGGCACTCTTTGCAGTAGCCGCCGATCAGTTTGCAGACGGAATGCCTGCAGGCACATATACGGTTAACAGCGATCACGCTGCATACGACGAGAGCACCTCGGAAGACGGCCCGGTGCACTTCACAACTACACTGCCGGTACCGGTCGGCGGCAAGATCAAACACTCCGCAATCGGCGCGTGGAGAGCGAACGGATACGCAAGATCCTATGTCCTCGCGGGCACATTCACGACATACGATGCAGAGGGTACTATTATCGAGTCAGGCCTCGCCACAGTAGACGGCGAAGCAGGCACTGTTCTCGGAACCACAACAGCACAGACCCCGAGCTACAAGGTCGGCGCTCACATGAACTACTCGCAGCGCAACGCATACGGCTCGAACAACTTCGAGCATTCAGCACAGCAGAAGTGGAGAGACAGCGCTGCAGCAGGAGCTGCTTCCGGGCAGATTGCTTCATGGTGGTATCCGTCAGACGAGTGGGATATGCCGGTCAAGTCAACAATGCCGGGATTCCTGCACGGATTCGACCCTGAATTCATCGCGTGCCTCGCGCAGGTCAGAAAGAGGACTCTTCTGCATAAGGCAGACAGGACGGGAGCTGCAGCATACGTCGATACAGTTATGCGCACATGGGCTCCGAGCATGACAGAGATGGGCTTCGGCGCAAACGACGGAACATACGAGACCGCAGCAAATGCAGACGGCACACTCGCCACCCAGGCAGCCTTCGACCTGTTCGTTGGCGCAGAGAACGCCGACAGGATCAAGTCCTATGGCGGATCTGCGAGATACTGGTGGCTGAGATCTCCGCACCCGTGGGGCGCGAGCAACGTGCGCCGCGTGGCTCCTGCGG